TGCGGTGATTGCGTATCTATCTCTACACTGCTATCTGGTTGCTCGATTAATCCTAATCGTCTTGCGAGTCCTTGATATAAAGGTTCTCTAGTATACTCAAGAACGGTATGTTGGCGAACATCGTTGGGGTTAGTGATTAGATTGGTCACTACCAGATAATCAATTTTATCTGTATAGTCTAAAATTTTCATCAGACTAAGTATAGGTCCACCATCGTGTTTAGACCTTGATAATCTTTCCTCTTCTACAGAAAAAATTATTTCACCGTCTTTTAATAAACACACTCCAGCGTTATGACCTAGAGCAAGCCCGGCAATCCACTGACTCATAATCTCTATTTCTTTATGTAAGTTTCAACTTCTGTAAACGGTTCAATCTTGATTGATTTGTCTTTATTGCCATCCGCTAAAAGATTTTCAGTATTAAAATCATAATCTGACTTATGGTCTATAGTATTTGGATTATGAACATCACAACTATTGTGTGTAGTTGGAATAAATCTTCCTTGAAAGCCCGTATCTTCACCCAAAACTTCTACGCACGATGCAATAATCCTCTGTTCTTGTTCTTCATTTAGCATCATTACTCCATCATTCTGTCTATCTTTTTCATCATCCATAGTCATTCTGATAGGAGAATAATCTCTTCCTGTTTCTGCTCCAATATCTATAATATCAAATTTATCATCATTGGGATAAGTGATATTAATAGGTACAGTAGAACCAACAACAACCGTTGCAGTTTTATCTAGAGCTTTTGCTATATGTTGTCCAAGAGAATCGCATCCTAAGAAATGATCTGCGGAATTAATCATTGAGGCCCATAATCGTAAATTAGTTTCTCTGGGCATTGCAACTGGATGTTTTTTATTTTCTGGAATAGGAAGAGCAAGGTCCGCCATAACAACTACTGCGTATTTTTCGCGGAGTTTCTCGATAATACTAATAATATTTCCTACTTCAAAAGAACGTGAAGTGCTATCAATTAAATATTCTCCCATTTGTGTAACAGAGCGTCCAAATGGTTGAACAATGAGTGCTTTACCTTTGTTTAATTGGGATTTAATTTCTTGAATAGTTTGATATCCTGAGATTGTTTCCGTCTTATTTAGGTTAATAGACGGGGCTGGTAATTCTCTAGTTTTCTCAAGTCCATTGATTTCAATATCAAATGCTTGAGCAAGAGAACATTTTTGATTGAAGTATTCGTTGATTCTGTATGGCTCTGGAGTTACGATATCTTTGTTCCGGAGATGTTGGTCGAAAAGACCTTTGTGCCATACTTCGTATGCGTGTTTCTGAAGGACTGGGTGTCCTCTGTAGAAATCCATACCGCCTTCGCAGACTATTATAAAATCTTTATCACCTGAATCTTCTGCGTATTTTTCAAAAGCAGGAATTGAGCATATTACCCTTCCTGCGCCGCCACTAATAAAGAAAGCCTTAGATCGACTCTTTTTCATATCACTTCACCTCATTCGAGTTTTAAATTACAATAATTATAACACAATAACTATAACTTGTCAAGTCTTTTTCTTTTACTTATATGACAAATAAAAAAGGCTTCTTTAGAGAAGCCTTTTATACCACTAAATTTTTTTCATTATATTATTTAAGATCGGATGCTTCTTCATCTATTCCAGAGATAGGTACTAATTGGCCGATTGCATCATTATCTGCGGCAGTTCGTGCCCCGACCAAAATTACTTCGTGTTCGGGATCTTCGTTCCTAACATATGGATCATCACCCTCGCCATCTGGAGCTACAGGCCAAGAAATTAAATGATTTGGTACAGAGGCCCAGGTTGCAGGCATATCTCGTAATTTCTGTCTATATGTTTCCCACTTTACTTTAACATCGGCAGGCATATCCTCAGCAATTGATGAATCCGATGTTTCCAATTTGGAATTTCGTACATCACGAATGAAGGCATCATCTCGTCTGCGCCAATCACCAGGATTGGCACCACCGACACCATCAAAATTAGCGCCTTGTCTAAACACTAGAGGTTTTTGATAATCATCGAGAATATCATTTTCAGAGAAAATGGATCGAGGATCTGATGGATCAGCTATAACTCTATTCATTTCATCGGCTGGTCCTACTCTAATTTCATAAAGTAAACGTTGTGGAAATCCACCGAAAAGAATACCAATTTTAATACAATTTTCGTCTGTATCCGCATTAATCTTTTTAACTTCACAATTTAAAGGAACAGGACGTTCTGTATAGTCGTCTTTGTCCCAAGTCTGTTCGATATCTTGTGACTCTTTGTCAACCCATAGGATTAATTGTTCTGGTCCATCATACTCCATCGTAGACGTTTTGCCCATCGTAGTAGTCGGTACAGCCTGTTCATATTCATCAGGCAGATCGAAGGTTACGGTTTTTTGTACTTTAGCCATTTTTTAAATTCTCCTAATATTATTGATATGTCACTTTTACGAGTCCACCAGCACCGAAACCTCCTGTACAAGGTGTTCCAGCGGCGTTTCCATCACCTACTCCTCCTCCACCAGGGAAAATAGAGTGTCCTGCACAACAAGCGTAATCTCCAGCACAATAATGATTTGTTGATCCAGTCCAAGGGGCTGTGAATGGACCAGTAGGACTTCCTTGACCATTTTGAATTTCATTACAACAACTGTACCCTTTATGCATTCCAGCGGCAGCACCTCTGAAGCACATATCTCCACCCTGAGTTGCATCATTACAGTTATGAGTCACCCAACCATTATTATAGTTTCCTCTATCGCATTGTACTCCACCGATATGACAGTTATAACAAGAAGATTGTACATCCCAAGAAGTAGAACCACCGTGTCCGCCAATAGCACAGAAGTTAGATAGTCCATCTCCATTTACGTAAGAAGTACATCCGTGTCTACAGGCTCTATTACAAGTTGTGCAACAAGAACAACTTGATGTTCCACCTGCACATAATGAATAAATTGATTCTGAACCAGCAACTGAATTAAAGTCTCCTCCTTCTCTACAGAGAGTTTTTTCATTATAGTTGCCCCCGGCACCACCGTGTCCAATGTCAAAATCGTATCCAGCAGAGCCTCCAGGTCCGCCCCCGGAAAGAATCTCGAAATTAATGATTGATGTTCCTGTAGGAACAACCCATTGTAAGCAACAACCACCGTTAGTTGCTCCCCAATGGTTTGTGTTGTAAATGTAAAAATGTTTCTGGTCAGTAGATAATGTTGTGGCTGTAAAGTCTGTCAGTTCAGTAATACCTGCCGCGACAGCAGTATTTATTGCATCAACATTTCCGGCTTGAAAGGTACATATATCTTGTTGTGATTCATATATATGATTTGCCATTAATTCCAATGCAACGTCAGTATTTCTGGCCATTGCATTCATTTTACCTAGTGTTAATATGTCCATTATTCGCTCCCGTCAACTGGTGTGAGGTTTTCGATGACGTCGGTATCCATTTCACCTCGTCTTGTTTGATTATCTACATCCTCCGGAGACAGTGGTTGCGCCACGGTATGTGGTAATTTTCCTGCATAAGTTTGAGGCATATCTCTTAATAATTGACGATATGCTTCCCACCTATCTTTTTCAGCTCCAGCAGGCAATAATGTTTTAATGTCTGTTTCGTCTAGTACACTATTACGGTCTTCTCTTATTTGATCCCAGTCTGTCCATACTTGCTGTAAGACCAAGTCCCAAGTCTTAGATGCAGAGTCATAAACACAATTATCTCTATTCCACACGTGATCGGGCGGAATTGAATCGTTTCGAGGACGCTCGTAATAAACAGTACCATCATCGAGTTTATCTTGTACTTGCGGAAGTTCATCATATGAACCTTTCGTATTGCCCGTACAATGTGGCTGACAAAAGAGGGCACATATATGAGTATCTGTTGTACAATCTATTTTAATTCTTTCTGCATCTAAAGGTACAGGAAGTTTTTCTATAGCGGCTGATTGATCTTCATCATCACCCTCTATATCACCGTCATCAAGATAATTAGTTTTTATTGGCAAATGAGTCCATTTCCCTTTATTATCACCGTCTTTAAAGACATCAATCCAGATAGTATCTGGCCCGAGATAATCTAACGTAGCAGTATTCCCGGCAGACATACTCTGGGATAAATATTCATCCGGAACTGGATACGTCATTGTTATATTCAATTTAGCCATTTTTCCTTTATCTCCTAATTTTAATCTTTAATTATCCCCAATATGTGACAAGAACTCCGCCACCGCCACCGGCTTTACTGCAACAACAAGAGCCTGATGTTGCACCACCAAAAGCACCACTACCTGGACTAGCAGGTCCCCCACCGGAGTGATATCCGAAAGTACAAGAATCTGGAGAGAATGCATCCCCACCCTGACCAATTGGTCCGCCGGCGGCTGCGGCAACTTGAAACATTGAACTTGCACAATGCTGTGAACTTTTTCTCCAAGAACTTCTTCCTGAAACACCGTAATCTGCTCCGTGAATCTGGGCACAACCATAACAAGTGTGACAACAAGTATAACAGTTCCAATTTCGACAACCGTTTGATCCTTGATGTCCGCCAATAGCACAGAAGTTAGATAGTCCAGTACCATTAATATAAGATGTGTGACCTTTGTTTCCGTGATCTCCTGACCAACAACAACCTGTTCCGCCAGCACATATAGCATAAACTTCACCAATTGCGAAATCACCTTCACTCTTGTTTAAATGCTTAACTGCATATCCGCCTCCTCCACCAGGAAGAGGATTCATCATACAGCAACAACCTCCATAACCGGAAGCACCAGCACCATAAAGTTCAAATTTAATTGATTGAGTATCTTCTGGAACAGTCCAGTTACAACTCCATCCACTATAATTTATGCTTTCTTGTCCAGCTTGACCGTCAAATCTCGCACATCCTATATAGAGACTATTCATCTTTTGCGAAGCAGGATCCATTTGATTCATAGAATCTATTCCATCTTGGGCTGCTTGATTCAATGCGGCTATATTTCCTGCTTGAAATTCACATATGTCTTTCATTCCCTGGAAAGTAGCATTGGCTAGATATTCCAACGTGACGTCCACATCCCTCGCCATTGCGTTCATTTTTCCTAGTGTTAAAATATCCATTAGTCTTTTTTCTCCAGTATTTTAGTATTCATTTCTATTTATATAAATTTATCTGGTTATACTTCCCAAACATCTTTGAGGGTTATGATTCCTCGCATATCTTCAAGGTTACCATCGTATCTACTAGAAGTATATAGTAAACTTGCAGGAGTACCCAAGTTCCAAGATTGCAATTTAAATGTCCAAGAATCGCTCAATGTGTGTCCTTGATAATTCTCAAATGAAATCATTATACCATTTTTAAAATTAGTATTAACTGTACTAGAATTAGTAAAAGGCGAAGTGGTTTCATTTGCCATCGGACCATATAGTGCTAAATCAACATTTGCATTGCTAATTGAAGCGCCTATTAGTGTCACTGGTCCAGCAACCATTACAAGAGGTGTTTTGTATGCTGAGCCTGAATTGACCATTTCAATGAATTCTACATTTCCATTTAATCCTAGAGAAGCAGTGGCTTCAGCACCATATCCAGTGGGCTCTGCGTGAGCATCGACAAATATAACCCTTTGTTCCCCATCTGCATAATCTGCCCAATCCTCAACAATACTTACTCCTCCTATACCGTCGTTTAATACAACAGTACCGGCAAATCCATTACCAACAGACACATCTGTAGTGCCAATTAATCCTCCAGCATCTGAGACCATAAGAAGAGGTTCATCGTAGCCGGTTCCTCTTGCGGTAAAGGTGACATCTGTAACAACATTATTAAGGTCTGCTTCCAACTGAGCTCCTGATCCTATACCGGTTGGATCATTAATAATGAAAGAGATATCTTTATATCCAGTTCCACCGTTGGAAATATTTACAGCCGTCATTTGTCCAATTTGAACCGGAGCAGTCCAGGATAGACCATAGGTTGAACAATCTGTTTCGTTTGTATATTGGGGATCTTCACAAGAACCTGGAATAAGTTCAGTAGAAAATACTGGTTTTAAGATTGCTCCAGAACCGAATGCTGTTCCATTGACTACACCAAATTCATCGTATGTTGGCATTCCAGTTGCATCATATGCCGCAACTTTTGTGTCTATAGAATATGCTGAACCTCCTTGAATTATATTGACTATACCAACGCTACGATCTGTAGTTACAGCACCAAAAGCTCCTTCACCAGGTCCAGATACATCAATTATTTTCACATCATCAGCCGTAATATAACCTGATCCAGGTCTATCTACAGACAGATTAGTAACATTCCCACTAGCGTTAACAGTAGCTAATGCTCTTAATCCACCTCCAGTATCAGTATCCATATCAACAAATACAGTATTATCTCGTACCCAAAGAATTGCCTTAGTATCTGTATCATTTGAATCAAACAGGTCATACTTGTCTGTGATTTCTGTGGGTTTTGTAATAACATACGAGAATATAGCATTCTGAGGAAGAGGTCCTGAGTCAAACATTCCATCTTGATGTGTAATAGTATGGGGTGAAACATCAAGATTTTGAAATGTAACAGTATCTCCAACAACAGCAGAAATCTCATCAGGAACAATCTCACCAGTAGCTGAAATCAAAACTGCGATAGTTTCAGGAGTCGTATCGGTATATCCAGTTCCTTGATTAACTATTGATAATCCAGCAATTCCTCCATCTACAAGTTGCATAGAAGCGGTGGCTGCCAGGGAGGGCGTTCCCCCACTAATAGCAACTGTGTCTGCCAGTAAATAATCTGCTCCGCCATCTGTCATAACTATTCGATCAACTGTATCATCTTCTTTAAGGTAAACTGTACCTGCGGCAAGACCTCCAGTTGAGGTTGTGAATAGAAGAGTAATTAATGGATTGACTGTGTGAGTAGTTACACCCAATGGATGATTGTGGGCGCCTGAAGTGGAAGTAAACTCGAAATCCTGAGCAAAAGAGTTCCAAGTTACAGTTTGATCGTGAGTATGTCCACCCTGGGTAGTTGTTGAAACAACAGGCGTTCCGCCTATAACTGTATTGACTTCTGTTTGTGTTAAGTGAATTGTGTGAATATGCCCGGCAGCACCACCTCCATCTGCTACATCTATTTCCCAGTATCCAACATAACCTGTACCAGGATCTATCAAAGTACAAGATTTAACCATACCATCTTTAATAGTATGAGTAGCCGTTGCTTTTGTTTCCACTGAACCGGCAACATCCACAGCACCCAAATCAAATGCTCTTGCTTTAGTATTAACGGAGTATCCTGTTCCACCTGATGTCATAGTAACATCTGAAACACCGTCATCATAGACAGCCGCAAGAATAGCACCAGTACCTGTTTTACCATTTGCATCAATAGTATAACTATAGGTATCAACAACTCCTGAATCATCACTAATAAAAACTTTATAAATTAGTCCGTCAGATAGAGAGGCTTCATAAGACTCTCCAGCAATATTGTATTCATAAGAACGAGACATATCATCTAGGAGGGCGACTGTGCTAACAACATATTGTTCACATTTAGTAGGAGTATCGTGATCTCCGCCAGATGAATCTATGTCACTTGCGTGATTACTCGACATAACTCCCCATCCAGTTACTGAGGAAGACGAATCGTGACAATAGGACTGACTAGGCTTAAATAACATTGTATCATAGTCTTGAGCGTAGTTATTAATAAGTCCTTTGTTGTAAAGTGTAATTCCATCTATTTCAGTAATCTTAACAAAATCTCCATCATCGATTCCGCCCCACAGCAATGCTTGTTCAGTACCTCGTCTTATGATAAGTTCTGGATTGTCAGTATCAGGAACAGATTGATTATTTAAAATGGTTAATTCTTCTGCTGGCTCACCATCTGCTTCGTGACCAGTGGCTCTAAATGAGTTTATTGCACCGGCCGAAGTATTCTTAAAGATATCATATGCTTTAATTTTTGTGACAGACGGAGTATCTTCTGGACTTATTTGTAATCTTAAATGTTGAACGAACGGACGAGGCTCACCAAAAATATCCATTGTTTCGCCAAAAGACAATACCTCACTATTAATTGGATTATAATTAATGTGATGAGTTATGTTGGTACCTTCGTGAGCAAATATGACATCATCGTTTGCATCATACAAATAATCGGAAAATGCTATTTCCCGAGTCATTGTAATACTGGCCATTAATTCGTTTGTCTGATGAACAGTATAACCAGAATTAGAAGCACCTGTTGTATATTGGGCAAGATTTTCCAACATATCTGCTAGGGCTTGGGCGATGAGAGCATCTTGAGATATAACGTGGGCTGTATAATCAGCTTGCAATTGTGCCAGCGTAGTTGTGACGTTGGTTTCTTGTAAATTAGCGTGATTAGAGAGAATATTTCCAGCATCGTTTGCCCAAGGAACAAAGACTGTATTTACGAAACCTTGAACTTCATCGTTCATATAGGTTTCTACAGAATTCATTGCTGTATTAGTACGGACAACAACTTCGTTTTTGAAAGTATTTTGTTGATTTTCTAAAGGAGCAGAAACATTAGCATTTAACCACCCTTTCATTGATGCCGCCATAGCATTCAATTTGCTAGGTATCATCACCGCTGGAGTATTGGTATATATCTCTACTTCTTCGGTAAACGCCGAAACATCGATACTGTCAAATGTAATATCTGGTATGTCGTTAAACGGGTCGACCGCGGTAGTAATTTGTGATAGGGTTACTGACATTTTATTTTATCTCCAAAATTTATCTATTCTTGATATATTTATAATACTATTTATATAATCACATAGATTTTTTTGCCATTCAGCAATATGTGATTTAATACATTAAGGCAAAAAGTAGCCCCATATTCTGATTCCGTGTCCGGCTTCATACTCGCTTGCATCCCAAACTCCTTCGCCAGTAGCGTTGTCGCCTGTATAGTGTCCTTCTGGATAGTTTGTTAACCATCCTTGACTTGGACTGCCTGGTTCCGCACTCGCTACTTCTGTGAATGATTCTCCATCAGGATTTGTCACCGTCACGTTATAATACATCACACCGTGATTGTCTCCTCCGACTAATGCATCGTGTCCGGCTGGAATATCATTAACGGTCACCATACAATGAATTTCACCTGCAGAAACCCACGTGAACGTCAATCCGGGAGCTCCAGCGGAAGCAGGATTGTCCCAGAAAGTGCTGTTATTATTACCTCCAGCCAAGTAATTTTGAGGATGTTCTGTAACAGAAGATTTTTGAACTACAACAGTACAAGCAGGATCAAAATTATATCCAAATATTTTGAATTGAGCCTCGCCGTTTCCATAGTATTGTGCTTGTTCTCCACCACCAAAACCTGATGTTGCATTTGGATCAACGACACCCGATGAGTTGACGAACGGAGAAGGTTGATATACTGTGACGATATGCAGATATTCTTTTACAGTAAATTGATCAGGATAATTAAAATAATCTCCTGCTGTATTAGTAATAATGAAGTCTTGAGCTCCTAGAGGAGTTCCGGCTGTAACTTCAAAATTAACTCTAGTAGGTAATAGAACTGCCGATGTGATTTGTGCGAATCCTCCAATTGTTATTTCCCAATTCAAATCAATACCTTCACCAGCTAATTCTACATTCGTCCCCGCAATAGCGGTTACGTTTGACATATTCCAAACTCCTCTTGGAGCGGCACAATAACCTTGAGTTGTGAAGTTAGAAAGAGAAGTTCCTTGATCATCTTCACAATGTGCTGGAATTTCAGGAGTCCAAGTTGCTCTTGGTGCTATACAAGATGCTTCATCATTGTATCCAACATCTGAACAAGTACCTGCTGTCCAAGTGTTTCCATCTGATGTCCAGGTGTTAGCTGCCGATGTCCAAGTGCCTGAGACTCCTGTACATCCAGTTTCATCATTGTCATAAGTAGGATCAGAACAAGTACCTTCACCGAGACAATTTATCTCATTATTGTTAAATTGTGTATCAGAACAAGTACCTGAACCCACACAAACACTTTGTTCAGTATAAGCACCACTAGAACAATAACCGGACGTCCAAGTACCGTTAGGTTCTATACAATTTATTTCAGTTGTATAAATTCCGTTAGAACAAAATTCTGCTACTAAAGTTAACCAAATACCGTTAGGTTTAGCACAAGTAGCTGATGTAGTGTGTTGTGGTAGGAGCGTTCCGTAATCTGCCGCGTAATGTGCAGAGCAAAAAGGACTAACTGCCAATACTGATCTAGTGCCAATTTCAACACTCAAACTGTCAATTCTAATAGGCGGATTCAAGACATCGGTTTGTCGTTTATTAAGGTCATAATAATCTTCAATTACTGATTCTCCAAACGATTCTATTGTACGCATTCCTGCTATGGGCATCCCAAAATAATCCATATTTTCTTGATCAAGATGCTGAACCTTCCATCTCTCTTCTCCTCCAACTGGAATTCCGAACACATTCATTGAACGTGCGAGAAGTAAATATTCATCGGATGAAAGATTTGGAATAGTCTTGACTGAAACATTATCCCAGTATGTAAATCCGTTACCAGTAGTAGAAAGTGTTAAGAATGCAACTCCAGTTACAGGAGCAGTAAAAACAAACTCTTTATTTCCTATCGTATCGTTTGCGACAATTGCCTGACTTCCATATTGATCTGAATCAGGTGAAGGTCCAACCTTAACTATAGAATCAGTAGGTCTATCAACATTGTAAGATACTTGATAATTCATACCATCAATCATTTCAAAACTGATATGTGCAATTCCTCTTACACCAGTGCCAGTTCCAGCAGTATAAATTTGTTCCGATAATTGATCAATATAAGCGGCCGCACCCTGTTGAGGTGCAAATGTCCAATTCTCTTCAATTTCTCTTACAGAAACATCATCAACGCTTCCTTCCCAACCAATTTGGGAGAAGTATGGACTATAAGTTTCAGGATAATTATTATCTACATCTGCAACAAAGTGAATAAGAGAATCGTGTGATCCCGCTCTTACGTGATGTTTGACTTCGCCTTGATGAACAAGTCCTGTAGAATTGTGATCAAGCGTTGGAATTTCTTCTGCATACAATTTAAAATGTGCGATAGAACCAGTTCCATTCACCCTAACAACTACATCAGGAGTATTTTCACCAATAATATTCAAATGATGAATTCCACTTTCTGTAATTGTACCTAGAACAACTCCGTCTAGTACAACTTCTATAGTTGGATTATTAGAGACTGTTCCTGTTAATGTTAAATCTTCGTGGCCTTCTGGAATAGTTTGAGCAAGTAGTATCCAACCAAGTACGTGATCCCAACCAACAGTAAATATGTGAGTATATGTTTCAGCGTGATAAGCATCCGATTGAGGAAAATCTCGTGTGCGAGTTATATCCTCTTGTAACCAATCTGCATCGGCCTGAGTCATCTGGAAAGTATGAGAGTGAGAACCAGCAGGTCCTGGTCCAACTAGAAAAGATAGAATGTCGTGTGTATCTAATGTAGCATCAACCGTTGCTTCGTAATAAGCATTCTTAATAAGAGAATTTGCAAGTGTATAAGTTGCGGTACCATTTACCGAAGAACTAAATTCTAATTTATCATTAACAATTCCTATATCAACTCCACTCATTGTCCAGTTAATTAATGCTGGATCAGTAAAATCAAAATTCCAGTTAGGAATGAGATGACCAGCATTGTGACCAAGCGTAACTCTTAATCGCCCAGTCATACCATTGTCATTGGGGTCCATATCTGCCAAGTTATACTTCACTTCGTATAATTTTCCTGCATCGAAAGCTACAGTTTGATTAATCTCTGTAGAGGATGCAATAGAACCATCAATATATGCTTTACCGCCAGCAGTAGCAGTCCAGCCTTCTCCCATATACCAAGCATTCTGACCAGTAACACGTTCTCTGATTGATACGCTATCAATCTTACCTTGTCCGGTACTGGATAGTCTGAAAATTGTAGAATTATCAGGTGCAACAAATGTTTCAGTATAGTGACCTACTACAGTATTAGCAGTACCAGTAACCGTAGTGTCACCTATGATAGAAGCCGTAATTGTTCCGTTCGGCGCTCCAAAATCATCTTTGAAATCTTCTATAATATCATATTGAATTTCATAAGTAACTCCGTTTAGAACTGTTCCTATAATAAGTTGCTCTATGTATCCCGCAGACGTGTCCATAGTATATGCTGAACCACCTTGTACTTGCCAGGAGCCCGTCTCTGTCCAAACAACTTCTTTGAAAGTTACATTATCCATAGCAATATCTGACCTGTAGCCTAGAGCAACACTCAAATAGACTATAGCAGTTCCAGTAAAATTATTTGTAACAAGGAACTGTTCTGATCCAATACCTGCAATCATTACCAACGGATCAATATATTGTACAGTACCAAGTTCGATATTCATTGCTTGAATACTTGGTATTGCCCCTGGTCCTGTTGCTGTCGCTAGATTACCCGTTCCAAGAATATCTGCTTGAGTTCCTTCTACTGGGAATGCGAATTCTGGTTCTGGTTGTACTTGAAAGAAATCAGGTCCTGTTCCGTTATCTACAAGAATTTTATCTAGAACGTGCAGTGGAGTATACATATTATCTTGACCGTGATGATAAAAAACGTGAATATCATCACCCGCATTAACTACAGGTAGATCAATAATATTAAATGTTCCTATCATCGAGGCGTGCCACGCACATTGATAATACAATGTATCTGGTGCTACTGAAGGAACAGTAAATTCCATCATTTCGTATTTTAGTGCTCCTGTTCCATCTGCACCAAAGTTAGATGATCCTGCATATGTTTGATCTCCAGGTCCTTCTTCAGCCCTTGTTCCAGTAACACCTAATAGATACTCACCAAAGTAAGCCCCTGGTGTAAAGTGAGAACCATCATCAGTAGTCACGTAGATAGGATGTCCCGCGGCATTAACTCTGAATCGATATGTACCACCTCGATATAAATTGAGTGTTCTGTTAGTACCTTCAATCATTCCTTCTTTGTCAAATTTGTATAATCCTTGATCTGCTTCAACAGCATAATATCCGTTGACTGCTCCGGGAGCAACAAATGGTCCTAATCCACTTTGTCCATCTGCTCCTGTCAGACCAAAATCTTCTGGGATTTTCCAAGTAAATTCTTTTGAGAAGTTACCAATCCATTGAGATGCGTGCCATTGAGGTAATCCAACATCTCCGAATAATGGATTCAATGCTTCACAAGTAGCGTAGTCATCAACACCGTTGTAATACCAACCATCTACGTCTAATGCTTCGCACCATCCTCCTAATCCCATACAAGTGGGGAAATCTTGATCTGATACCCAAAGTCCTGGCTCTTCGGAAGCATTAACGAAAAGGTTGTGATCACCTGTATTAATTGTTATTCCGTGACTTCCATTTTTAGAGATACAATGATAACCTTCTCCTGGTTCTCCTAACCCCCTTGTCATTCCTGCTTGTACTAGGTTATCCCAACCAGCTCCGCGTATTGCTTTAATGCCAGCGGCGTGCAAATACATTGATGTAGGCGCACCCGTAAATGGATCAATCATTACATCATAACCCGAATGATGCCAAGCATTATTTAAAAATTCGTAAGTACCACCTCTGAATATGTCGAAGCCACCGATAATTCCGTCGTTGCCTCCAAGATTCTCGGCGTCTGCTTCATCTCTTTGATAAGGAAAATAAGTGGCGGCACTTCGATCATACCAAGTCCAGAACCAAGGAGTATCTTGAGCCCCCTCAACAGTCGTGGTATTCGGATCCAAAAATGATAATGATGCGGCAGTATCTACTATAATAGGTAAATGGTCAGTTGGACCATAGCCATCCCCAAGAGCAACAACCGTGTGGTCTCTCATTTCTCCTGGCAATTCAGTAGGAGTATATGGTAATGGACCAGATGGTAACTGAACAATATCACCAACAGTTAATCCGTGATTAACTGATTTAACAGTACGTGGTCGTGACCAGAGCATTTCTACGCCAGAGACGAAGGCATCACCAAAGTGATTTGTTATATCTCTTTCGACTTCAAATCTATAAGATGCCATATCAACAACAACTTCATATTCTTCAATAACATTGAATGTTGTTGGAGTAGTACCAGTAGCATTTTCTAAAGGATAAATTACTGTTTCTGTGAGAACAAATGTGTCCGCATCAATGATAAAATCTACATAATAGTTAGTATTACCGTGATGGATACCATTGTAAACATTTTGATAATGTACTCTATCTCCTGCTATAAGTCCGTGGTCATCACATTCAATTCCGCGTTGTTTCTTCACATAACCAGTAACATCTACGATTGGAATTGCAATAGATGTAGGATTGAGATCATCTCCACCAAGAGCAAAGTTATAATGTCCAACTGTGAATTGACTTGAACCTGGATACCAGACTCTATCAAAATCGTGAATATGTTGGTCAATTGATATAATTAAATATACATCATCTGCAGGAGTAAGACATCCCATTTCTAATGTATGAAAATGCTGTGGATCTGAAGTACCATAATCAGAAGTTCTAATTAATGTGGCA